GACAAACCAGCAGGGCAATTCTGCTCGGAATCTCACCGATGGACGAGACGAGGTTGGCGCAATTCGGTATGCGTTTCCAATCTATACAACCCTGGGCACGGAGGCCGCAGCGGACATCATTGACATTGTAACCCTGCCCGTTGGATCGCAGTTCCTGCCTTCCTTGTCTCGCATTTCAAGCGAGGCTTGCGGCGGAACCGGGTTCACGGTGTCAACGATCGGTGACGGTGTGGCGGGAACCAATGCTACGGCATCGGCAAACCGTTACAGCGCCACGGCGGTCAGCCTGGTCACCGCTGCAACAGCGGCAGTGACTGAGGCGGCAGCCAATGCCGGTGTTCCTTACACCGTCACGGCGGCTGACAACACGATCAAGGCTGTCTTGGCCCTGTCGTCCGGGTCGGTCACGGCTGGAAAGAAAGTCCAGTTCGTCATCGCCTACCGGCTCCCGTAGTCGTTACTGGCAAATAACTCCGCTGGCAGACCGGATAATGTCTGCCTCCATTTTTTTCGATGGCCGCTACAGAAACAACAATCTGCAATCTTGCTCTTGGAAAGTTGGGAGCGGCCAAAATTACGTCGCTTTCGGAAACTTCCCCGGAAGCAATGGCTTGTTCCCTCCACTATGAACAGACGCGGGATGAAATCCTGCGTTCCCATCGGTGGAATTTCGCGATTGTTCGCGCTGAATTTTCCCGCCTTTCTGCCGCTCCTGCTTTCGGATGGGCATATCAATACCAGCTTCCAGTTGATTGTCTGAGGGTCCTGCAGGTCAACGGATATGCAGAGACGGAACAGGTTGATAATTGGGAAATCGAAGGCGGTAAACTTTTGACCGACGAAGATTCTGTCCAGGCGAAATATATTTCCCGCGTGACGGATGTTTCGCTTTTTGACCCGCTTTTCATCGAAGCACTTTCTTTGAAGCTAGGGGCAAAGATTTGCGTGCCTCTGACCGGATCTGACAACCGGGCGAATGGGCTTCTCACGGAATATGAGCGTGTGACCGGGCCGCGGGCTCGTCGCACCAATGCTTTCGAGGCTCACGAAAAGCGGAAAGCAATTTGGGTGACGTCTGATTTAGTTCAATCTCGTGCTGTTCGAAGGTAATGGTCATCAATCAACTCATTCCCTCATTCAATGCAGGCGAGATTTCGCCAATGCTCGACGCCCGGGTTACGCTCGACAAGTATCAGAGCGGGTGCCGGACACTGCAAAATTTTATCATCCTGCCGTATGGCGGGGCGATGCGCCGTCCGGGAACGCAATACATGGGGGCGGCAAAGAATGCCAACAAGCGCGCGCGGTTGATCGGGCTCAATTTTTCCAGTTCTGTTTCGTTCATCCTTGAAATGGGCGAGTATTACATTCGGATCTGGGACACAAACGGACAGGTAAATGTTGTAACAACTCCCGTTGAAGTCTCAACGCCCTATTCAGAAGCCGAGATTCGGGACGTGCAATTCTGCCAAATCAACGACCTGATTTATTTTGTCCATCCCTCCTACACTCCCCGGAAGCTCGTTCACGTATCAAATACAAGTTGGACATTTTCTGAAATCTCATGGACGTGGCCGGTCATGGACGATGAAAATATCACGTCAACGACGATCACGGCTTATCCGGTGACATATTCCGCCTGGGTAACGTCGACGGCCTATTCTGTCGGGGATTACGTCACGCAATCGGGCACGCTTTACCGATGTCTGACCGCTCACACGAGCGGAACCTTTGCAACGGACCTTGCGGCAAGCAAATGGATCATTGCCAGCATTACGGCGGGAACAGCGGTCACGCTGACGGCGAGCGATGCCATTTTCAACGTGCAACACGTCGGGGCTTCGTGGGTTATTTCGCATCCCCGGGACGTCGCTTATGTCGAGCGCGTTCTTTCCGCTAATGGAATCAGCACGAGCCTTGATGTTGTGGGAACGTGGAATTTGACCACTTATGGAAACTGGCAGGGACAATTAAAGGTTGAACGCTCTTACGATGGGGGAACGACCTGGGACACGATCCGGACTTATGCCAGCGCCACGGCTGGCGAGCGAAATGTTACCAGCACGGGCAGCGAAGACAAACCGTGCCTGATGAGGCTGAATTACACGGCAACATCTGCGGGAAGCTCGAGCCCGAACGCGCGGCTTGAATGCTCGAACAATAGGATTTATGGGCTTGTCACCATTACCGGATTTACCTCGTCAACTGTTGTCACGGGCACGGTGGTTTCCGCGATCGCATTTGCTACGGCAACAAAGTTCTGGCAAGAGGGGGCGTTTTCAAATTACCGGGGATTTCCAAGGACGGTCACTCTGCACCAGCAACGCCTCATCTTTGCTGGCACGGCGCACAAGCCGTTGACGATTTGGGGAAGCGTCATTGATGACTTTGAGAATTTCCGGTTTTCGGTCGTTGATGACGGGGCATTCTCGTTTTCCCTGTCGAGCAATGTTTCCAATCCGGTGAACTGGATGACCAGCCAGACAACGCTTTTGATTGGCACGGCCGGCGATGAATGGACGCTTGGTGCAACGGATACGACAAAATCCATGAGTCCGACGAATGTCCAGGCCAAGCGGCAATCTTCCTACGGGTCGAAATACCTGCAAGCCCGGGTCATCAATGAAGTTATCATGTTCACGCAGCGGCAAGGCCGGAAAGTTCGCGAATTGACTTATTCGTTTCAAAAAGACGGTTGGGTTGCTCCGGATCTGACATTGCTTGCCAACCACATTACCGCGGGGGAAATCGTTGAAACCGCCTTTCAACAGCAGACGGATGCAATCGTGTGGTTCATTACCGGGTCCGGTGGGCTGGTCGGGATGACATACGAACGCGATCAAAATGTTGTTGGATGGCATCGGCACACGACACAGGGGACATTTGAAAGTGTGGCGACGATTTATGGGAATGGCGCTGATGAGGTTTGGATGATCGTCAAGCGGACCGTGAACGGGTCAACTGTTCGATACCTGGAACGATTCAAGCCGGACTTCCGGGACACGATGGAAGCGGAGGACAAGCCGAATTGGTGGTATTTGGATTGTGCAAAACAGGTCACTCCATCGGGAACAACGGCATCCGGTCTTTCGCACTTGGAAGGGCTTTCGGTTAATATCCTCAAAGATGGCGCAACGTCACCCGCGCGAACGGTTTCCGGGGGCTCTGTGACACTGCAGGACACCGGAACGGTTGCGCTTGTCGGGCTTCCGTTTGATTCGATCCTGCGGCCAATGAAATTGAATGCCGATCTTCAAGACGGGACATCGCAGGGCCGCAAGGCTCGGGTGCCTCGTCTCGTGGCGCGGTTTTACAAATCGCTTGGCGGCCAATACTCGACCGATGGCGTGACATGGTTCGATATTTTTTCCCGTGCAGCTGGTGACAAAATGGACGATTCCCCGCCTTCGTTTACAGGGGACAAGCGGGTTTACATGGGCGGGACGTATGGCGACAGCGCGGATGTCTGGATAAAGCAATCACTTCCGATGCCGCTGACCGTGCTTGCAATCATGCCGAAATGGGAGGCCACAGGGGATTGACCATGAGTGAATATCTCAAGATTCGGCAGTTCGACAAAGAAAAGGATTCTGCGCTTGTGGCCGGCTGGTGGATTGGCCGCGGCCAAACTCCTGTTCATCCTTCTGAATTTACCACTTCCGGCATTGTGGCGATTGTCAACGGAAAGCCGACCGCTTGCGCTTGGCTTTTCGTCAACAATCGCTCCCATGTCGCCACTGTTGAAAACCTCATTTCTGATCCCAAGGCGAGTGACGAACATGTCAAACATGCCTCGGAACTGATCTTTGATTTCTTCCGCGGTGAGGCGGAATGCATTGGAAAGGTGATGGAAATCGAACAGCCTTTTCAGGAAATGCAGCTTTCCTTTTGTGGCGGTCCTGTAAATGGGGATGAGATTCTTGATCAGTGCGAGGGTGTGATTGCTCAGTTGGGAGAGCATGACATGGTGACAACCCACAATTTCACGCCGGGAATGTATATCCGGCAAATTTTCATTCCTGCCCGCACAATCCTGACATCGCGCATCCATCTGACAGAACATCCTTACGTTATCAGCAAGGGTGATATTTCCGTTTGGACGAAAGAAACTAAAACCATGCGCTTGAAGGCTCCTCACTCGGGAATCACAAAGCCCGGCACGCGGCGGCTTCTGTTTGCGCATGATGACACGATTTGGACAACATTCCATGCGACCAATGACACGGACGCTGACAGCATTGTCGATACGATCACAACCACACGAAATGTTTTGGAGGTAGGAAAATGAGCATGTTCTATATCGGCGCAGGGACGTCGATCCTTTCTCTTGTGGTAAGTGGCGTTGGAACCGGGCTTTCCTACTACGGCCAGCAACAGCAGGCAAAGAACGCCCAAAACGTCGCGAATTACAACGCCCAAATCCAACAGCAAAACGCGCGAATTCAACAGCAGGTTGCACAGCAAAACGCCGCGTTGTCGATGGCGAATTACCAGCAACAGCAAAACAACGCGCAAACCATCCAAAATCAGACTGTCGCTCAAGAAGCACAGGGCAGGGAGCAAACCGCCCGGATGCGCCAACAACAGCAAAGGCAACTTGGCCTTGTTCGTTCGCAGTATGCCGCTAGCGGGGTTGTCAATGAGGGGTCACCGCTGGCTGTCTTGGCTGACACCGCACGGCTGACAGAGTTGAACATTCAGGATTCCGCCTACTCGACCGAATTACAACGGCAACAGACATTGCAGAGGGCGGATCAGGAACGGTTTCAATCCGGATCTTCGTTGTTTGATGCCGGAATGCAGAACCTTCAAGCGGCTGCGGCAACCCGAATCGGATACCGGCAAGCGGATCTCACAAAACTTTCCGGACAATCTCAGGCGCAAGGTTACCAATTGGCTTCGTATGGGTCGCTGATTTCCGGGGCCGGTCAGATTGCAAAGACGTCCAGCGATTTTGCATATCAAAATAAACCGCTAAATAAACCGCTTCCCAAATCCCCATAATGGCATCTATCCCACTCGCTGAAATCCCCGGTGTTCCCGCGTTGGCCGCGCCTGTTCTTGGCGATGGCATCCGCGCGCGCGCGTCGGCGCAAGGTTTGCTTTCTGACACGGTTTCGCCTGGGGCATTTGCTGGGCCGGGGCAGGGTGCAGAAGAATTGGGCCGCGCGGTTGCTGGCACTGCAGGAGTATTTAGCCAACTGGCAACCCGGATGCAGGAAGCGCAAAACGTGGGGGATGTGGCAAAGGCCGATGCCGCGATGCAAGACGCCTACGGCCAGCACGCGCAAGAATCCATGACGCTCCCACCGGAACAGCGCGTTGCACTTTGGGAAAACAAATATCGTCCCATGGTGGAAAAGCAGATTGCCGGTCTGAATCTATCCCCCCAAGCGTCCGCACAAGTTCAACCGCAATGGATTTCGTTCGATGCCAAGACGCGCACGAACATTGCCTATGATGCTTACAAGGCAAAGATCATGGACAGTGAACAGGCCGTGAACAACCAGATTGACCGGCAGGTCAGGAACAAGGATTTCGAGGGAGCAAAGGCCACGGCGGATCAATTCAAGGCATTCGCGTTTCCGGATGCTGCTATTGAAAAAAAGAAGATCGACATTGATCAAAAAGCCTGGGAAGCGAACGAATACGAACAAACGCAGGCCATGGCAGCGGCAATCGACATGGACCCGAAAGGCGCGATCCCGGAGCTTCAAAAAGCGGTGCGGGGTGAGGCATCCACATTTGGCATTGTCGAGCCGATCAAGGCCAAGCGGTTTTTGGCGATGGCCGAGCGCGAGGACAAGAATCGAAAGATTGAACTGCGCACGAATCTGCATAACCGCGTTCTCTCTGGTGACATCCTAGACCCCGAGACGCTACGGAAGGAGGCGGGTGGAAAACTTGATGAATCTGTTTTGAAATCTCTTGAAAAAGTCATGGGGAAAGAGATCCCCTTTGACCCGGAGAAATTTGGGAAGATCCGCACAAAGATTGCTGCTTTTAATGCGAGCACTGACAAGGACGGGAAACAATTGGATTCGCTGATGTCGGAAATTGAAACGACAATCCCGCAAAACCGACAAGGCCCGCTCAATAGCGAGCTTTCACAGGCTTGGAATGCAACCGTTCGGCAGAACAAGCCGCGGACACAAAAGCAAGAGGCGGTTGCTTCACTTATGGGCGAAATCGACGGTATGGCAGACCGTGGGTATTTTGCCGGGAAGTGGAAGACGGGAACCGGAGAAAAAGCGGTCGTTGACCAAAAAGTCAAACTTGATAACTGGGCGAAGGCTGAGGCGGTAAAGGACGAAATGCGGACGTTCGGTGACAAAAATCCAGATGCGACTAGCCAAGAAGTTCTGGATCATCTCCGGGGAATTATTACTCCAGATGCTGCCAAGGCGGCTGAAAAAGAAATTCAGGACATGGAGCGGTCCGGAAAGTTTGGGTATTCCAAGCCACTTGCAGAAATGGCTGTCGATTGGGCGACGGGCGGTCCCTCTCCTGCCACAGTGCGCAATAACAATCCTGGTGGCATGTGGTTTGTTGGCGGATGGCAGCGGAAATATGGGGCCGAATTTGGGGAGCCTCTCAAGGATGGACTCGGGCAGGGGAACCAAATCGCGAAGTTTCCGGATGCGATCAGCGGGGCGGCGGCCCAGATGCACCTTCTTTCCAATTACGGCAACGTGACAGTGGGAGAAGCAATAAAAAAATGGAGCGGGGGAAACGACGTGCCGAGTTATCTTTCAGTGCTTGGTAAAGGGGGGTTTGGAGCCGAGGACAACTTAAGGGAAATTATGGCTGACCCTGATAAGGCTGAAGTTTTTACGCAATTGATGTCTGAGCATGAAACAGGGAAAAAATTCCCTCTTGATGCTGCCGGGTGGAAATCGGCTTACAAGAAATTCAGGGAGGTCAAAGGGTGAACGCGCTCAGTGACCCGGAATTGCAGGCTGTTAGAGATGAGGAAAACGACGCGCACTTTTCGCGCGTCTTCACTGATCACAATTACCTGGCTGAAATCTCCCAGCGGCCTGCTATACGCGACGGCATCAAAAATTCATTGTATGGCGAGGATCTACCCAAACGGGCTGCGGTCGGTGCATTCCTTTCCAAAGAGTTCGGGCGGGATATTTCTCCCCTTGAATATGAAGGTGTTCGCAATGGTTACGCCTCCGCGAAGTTCGGAAAAAGCTCAGTCTCTGACAGTGAAATGTTTGACCTTGTGCGCGGGCAATACGAGTGGAAGGCAAAAAAGAATCAGGCATTGAACGATCTCCATTTGCAGGTTGTCTCCAAGACGCTTGAAGATGCCGCTGCTGGCCGGGACACTTCTGCGATTACTCCGGTCTTCAAAGCTTGGGGGGATGCGCACCCTGAGTTGCGCGACGGAAAAAACGATCTGCCATTTTTGGCTGGCGCACTGAGCATGCACCAGAAGACGCTTGCCGATCTGGAAAGTGTCAAAGTGCCAGCCGCTGCCGGGCTCGATGTCTTGAAAAAGTTCACGAAAGGAAAGTCCACTGATGCGGATGTCATGGATTTTGCCAAAACGCTTTCTATGGTGTCCCCAGAAGACCGCCAAAAGGCATACAAGTATATCACGCTCGGAGCACAGGCTGGGCAGATTGACCGGGGCGGGCTCGAGCAATTTGCCAAGAATTTCGGTGAGTCCGTTTCCCGGTCGTTTGATTTCATCCCGCAAGGGTCGTTGGCTTCAATGGAAGATTGGACACAAACCTGGCTTGATGCCGTCAAATCGGGGGATGCCCATATCAAGGAGGGTGAGACATTCCCGCGCCTTGGGGCAAACGATCTGCCGGGGAATCGCCTGCTGACAGATGCGGAGCGTTTGGATTGGGAGCGGAAATTTTCCGAAGCCATGCCCGCTTTTCAAATTGCCCGCGAGTTGAAAGACGTTGCGCAAAATGGAGTGGATCCAATCCGGGCCGTTTTCGATGAGAACACACTTTCCGGGCAGGTTGAACGCGGGGCTTACGGGCTCGCCGGATCAACCGGGCTAATGGCAGCGACGGCAATCAATCCCATGCTTGGCGTCATGGCATACCATGATCAGATTTACGATAGGCTGCTTGTCGAGAATCCGGCAATGAATACTCCGAGTGGCCGCGCGTTTGCCAACTCGCTGGCCTATGTTGAGGGGGCAGGCAATGCCGCACTCGACAAGCTGCAAATCGAGAGCATAGCAGGCCATTTGCCGATTCTTGGCAATCTGCTGAACCGGGTTAAAAGTGACGGGTGGCGCCGGGTGCTCAAGGTCGGCGGGAATATCCTTGAACAGAATATTCAGGAGGCGACACAGGATCTCATTCAACCGGTGCTTGAAACGATTTCCGCGGCTGTTCGTGAAGACATGCCGGACAAGGATTTTGGCAAGGAAATGAAAAGCTACGCCGGAGGCAGGCTCCAAACGTTTTTTGCCGTGCTTCCGCTCGCCCTCATCGGCGGCGGGGTCGCCACGGTGGATGACATCAAGAATCCCGCGCAAGTCCTGACTGACACCGCATTGAGGCAGGCGGGATTCTCAGAGAAGCAACGCGGCTACATTCTGCAATCCTCTAGTCCGGAGGAGTTTCAAGGCAAGGTGCAAGTCGAGTGGCCGAAACGGGAGGAAGCGGACATTGAGGCGGGCAAGAAGGAACTCGAATCCCTGGCTGATGCTGCAAAGGCGGATCAGGAAAACCCAGATTCTGAAACCGTCCTGTTCGACGGGGAAAAGTTCAAGGTGCTCGACTCGAAGGGGAATGTTGTCATGGAAACCGGCAACGAGGATGCGGCGATCATGGCGGCAAACGACATGCGGCGGGCGCGTGAGGCGGACGATTTGTCAGAGGTCAAATCCATGATCGCCTTTTTCGAGAACGACAACGCGCTCCGGGGTCGCGGGCCAGACGTCCAGTCGTTCGAACGCACCGGACAGGATGTCTCGCTTGCCGATGCATCTCCGGATGTGAGTCTCGCGCAACTGCAGGAGAGGATGAGGATCGAAGGCATTGCGCCCGGGACTGATCCAGGAACCGTTTCCGTGCTTGGGGAAAACATCGGCGCTCTCAGAAACGGGATCTTCACCGATGTCTCGAAGCTGCACAACGGGGCCACTGGCATGACGGTTGTGCATGAACGCATCGACGGGGAAACCAAACGCGCGATGGCCGAGGGGCGGAGGAAAAAGGAATGGTTTGTTTCTGAACTCCAAGCGGCCGAGGCGGCGCTGGGGGAAACTCTCCTGACTCCAGGCGTGGACGGCCGCTTTTCGGATCAAGCGGTTGTCGAGGCGGTGACCAAGCTTGGCGAGGCATATTTTGTCGGCCACGCCCGCGATGTCCGGCTTCCGCAAGGCCTGCGCCGGTTCTTCCGTGAAATGGTCCAGTATTTCAAAGAGGTCTTCCAGCGGGCCGGCCGGTTGCGCAAGGCGGCAGTGGAAGGAAAGATCAGCGGGGATTTTGTCTCATACCTTGCGGATTCTGTCGGGCTTCCGCTCGAAGATCAGGTTTCCCAGCTGCGGAGGGATATGGAAGCCGAGATGCTTGCAGAATCCGGAGTTTACAATGGGAAGTCCGCACAGGGGGCGGAACTTCTCGATGCCATCCGGCAGGGGGGCGGGCTTCCGGCCGAGGGAACAAAATATTTTGATTCCTACGCAGGCGAACTGCGGACCGTGCGGGATGCGATCCAATCGCAAGGCCGCGGTGCACATGCCGACAACAAAGGAATGCTAGTTTCCTCGATCTTCCGCAAGGATGCGCTGGATCCAGACGTGCTCCTTGCTTCACTCAATGAACAGGGGTTTGATTTTCAGACAACCAGCGATCTCTTTGATGCTCTCGGGGAAAGGTTCCTGACCGGCCGCGAGCAATACGGGTTCAAAAACTCGGAGGCGATTGGATTTGAGCGAACGTTCTCGATCGCTACAGGTGGAAGGTCGGAAATATCTCCCGTTGTTGCTAAGGAATCCTTCAAGAATTTCGACGATGCGAGGACTTGGCTTGCTCAGAACATCGTCGGAAAACCGCTTCGCAATGATGCTCTTGGCGTGGATTTCACAGTTTCTGTGACGTCCGCCAAGAAAATTGCCAGCGGTTCGGCATCTGGTAAATCCTCCACCATTGAGGCGCACAAGGCCGCAATTCGTCAAATTAAGGATCTGACTCGCGTGGCGGTCGCAAAATCCCGCGATGACAGAAAGGGGGACTCGAACATTCTTGCTGTGCACGATCTGTTTGCGCCGATGCTTTTCGATGGCACCCTCTACCGGGTCAAATTGACGGGGAAAGAGTTCGTCAATCCAAAGGGTGAAAAAAGACTCTATTCCGTTGAAGCGGTCGGAATAGAATTGCCGGGCGGTGACGCCACAAGGGCGGTGGAGCCTGCAGACGGTGCCGCATCAGAGCGTTCCGCAGGGCCTCCCGACAAGATCAAGGTATCCGATTTGTTGCCTCCGTCAACAAATTCGATTGCAGAGGACCAGGCAGGCGGCGATATTCAGGGCGATGGAAGCCCCGGCGCCATACCACACGACACCGGAAAACCGGTGGGCGAAGCTGGAAAAGGATCGCAAGCGCAATCCGAAGGCAATCCCGCGTCCGATCAAGGCGCACCGGCTGACGGAAGATCCTCCATTCCGGCAGAAAAGTTCTTCGAAGGGATAGGCTACGAACCGGCCCGCAAGTGGGCGGTGCAGCATCTTGCGGACCTTTTTCAGACTGCAAATTCTCCGCGCAATGCTGAGTTCAGAAGCGGCCCGCCGATCTATCGGAACGACTTCAATGCGCATTCACGCGATTTTCGCATGGCCGCAGATATGGCTTGGGGGGCATTCGTAAAGACGCTCAAGCAGATTGACGATCATTACGCTGATCACCCCGGCACTCCCCATTTCATGATCCCGCGCACTCCGCAGGTTCGCGCACTCTTTACCGGGGCCGATGGGAAGGTTTCTTTCTTGGATCATCCAGGCGGGGAAATCGCGCTTGCCCCCGGTGAGCCGACATTTTCCGTGATGACCGACGCGCAATCCTACGCGATCCAATCCGCGCTTGCCCGGATGCGGGACAATCCCAAGGAACG